GGGTTCGGTTCCCCAAATTGCCCGCATTTCTGAATGAGAGTTCTCTGCAGGGTTCTGGCCGTACATCGCTTCAAACGGGACACCCAACATGTCCATGTACGATTTCAAATATGACAGACGATTTGCCGCCGTTTTCCCAGGCACTTGTCCGCCACTCAGGCCAGCCTGAATGAGCGTAATCAGGAACGGATCAAACCCGAGTCCACCATTATCGCCCGTGTAGCCGTCCAGTTCTTCTGGCATTACAGTGTCACCCCGTTCGAAGCGGCTTCCAACGCAAGCTGTGCCTTGCGTTGTGCGTCAGCGATCTGCGCCTGTTGGCGCTGGGCTTGTAGTTGTGCTTGCAGCTGCGTAAACATCTGCTGATACTGTTGCTGCACATCGCTACCCAAAGCCGCCTGCGTTTGGCCGCTGTTAATGAACCCTTGGTCGGATACGCCCTGCAGTTGGGCGTTGGTGCCCTGTAGGGCGCCCATCATGTTCGCCAAATCGCCGCCCGAGCCGCCGTTCAATCCCTCAACGCCGAAAGCGTTCAGGGAACGGTTCATGCCCGCGTCACGGGCGCTCGCCCCCTGGGCGTACTGTGCGGCCAGGTTGGAAAGTTGTGAACCCGTGTTGGCGAACGCCTGGTGCGCTGCCGCCTGAGATTGTGCGCGCTGCGCCTCTAGCTGTGCCATAATCGCCTGACGACGCGTTTCCGCATCACCCTGTAGGGCGGTTAGCGACGTTCCGCGCTGATCGAATCCAGCCATTTCCGCCGCACCCTGACTGTTAATGGCGTCCAACATCTGTTTGTAAGCGTTGATTGTTTCGGGCGAAACACCACCAGCCGAACCGCTGCCACCCGAACCACCCCTGCCCGACCCACCGTTCTGTTGGTCGCCATTCAACCCCATCGCTTCCAGCAGCAACTCCAACGGAGTCTGCGGAACAGGGTTATCGTAACCAGCAGGCGCCTCGTCCATCCATTGCTGGCTTTGGCGTTCCAACTGATCGGCGGACCCGTAGATGCCTGCAGCGTTATAGCTCCCTGGCGGCGGCGCACCCGCTGGGGTGCGTTGCTGCGGATAACGAATAGGCGGACCCACAGTACGATTTCCACCCATCCCCATCTGAGAAGATGGGGTCGGCAACGAGCGCTCGTAACGATCTGCTGTTTGGGTGAACGGCCTATGGAATACGTCCTGCCAAGTTGGCAAATGTGGACGGGGCCGAGGCGGAGGCGGATCAGGTCGGCGTGGCTTGCCCATTAGTTCCCCCACACGCTAGAGTACGAAGCAAACGGATTCTGCCCAAGCTGGCCGCTAGCCAACTGCTGCTGCAACAACATCAAAGCCCGCTGATATGCCTGCTGACGTTGCGCCTGCTGCAACGCTGCCCCCGACTCGTCAGCGGCCTGGTTTTCGTCAATTTGTGCCATCCCGCGATTGAAGTCCCCAAAATGGTTCTGCATGTTCGAACCAAATACACCTGATTTAATGTGTCGGCCCATGCCGCGGTTCATTCTCACAACGGCTTGTGGGAACCCGCGTTGGAACGTTTGGTTACCCATTTCGCGATCCCGCTTGAAACGCTGCTGGGAAATGAAACGGGCATAAGCGTTTGTCGCCTCGTCTTGACCATATTTATCCTGCAGGTCACCCAAACGGCTTTGATATTCGTACTGTTGCATGGGCATGTTATATACCTTCTTTCGTTCACCACTATGGGAGCGGATATCCAGCGAGCTGTATCATGGCATGGACTTCTTCATGAATTCCCATCAAATAATCAATAGATTCTTCCCCATATTTGGCTTTCAGATCATCAAATCTCGCCTTACGCGAGATTTCCAAAGCGGCCTCCAACAGGTCAATGCGGTCCAGGGCGGCATGTCGTTGACGGACGGCACGCCTCTTAGCGGAGTCCCGTTTAGTCGATACCAGGTCAGGATAATCCAGGGCGGCACAACCTTGGTCAATGACCACCTGCTCGCGGGCGTCGATGCACGTTTCGTCGTACATCTTTTCTTCTGGCACATATTCTGGCAGCTTCACAATCAGGGATTGGTTCAATTCTTTCACCAAACCCTCCCATATGGCACACCAGCCCCGCTGCTGAGCCAAATCCAATAGGACCTCCCCGATGGTGGCTATATCCTTCACATGTTCAACAGTTGGTTCCGACATTCCTGTACCTTGTCCTTCTAGTATTTGATGATGAAATTGAGAGCCAACGACGGCTGCATATTCGGATGCACCTGCGAGGCGTCAGCCGCCGCAGTCGCCTGGTTAGTTGCCGTAGCAGATTGGTTCGTCGCCGTAGCAGCCTGGTTAGTTGCCGTGGCCGCAATGTTGGTTGCGGTAGCGGCCTGGTTCGTTGCAGTTGCCGCCTGGTTAGTTGCGGTCGTGGCACCCGTACCACCAGCAGCGTTACTTGGCACCTTTTGGGTCGAACCCGAACCACCGATGTTGCCACCACTACTGTTCAAGTGACTGTGAGCGTCCTGAGTGTGGTTGTGCGCGTCCTGGGTATGGTTATGTGAGTTCTGTGTGTGGTTGTGAGAATCCTGTGTGTGGTTGTGCGAGTTCTGTGTATGGTTGTGGGCGTCCTGAGTGTGATTGTGGACCGATGTACCAGACTGTGCGCCAGTCAACAAATGGGTTTCGGTGCCCACAGTTGCCGCCAAAGCCCTGGCCGTCAAACCCGTGCCCGTTCCGACACCGATAGGCGCACGACCGCGCATATCGGGAACATTGAACGTGGTGGACCCATCGCCCACCCCAAACGTCGTCCCCAATGTTGCGAACAGGGCCGAATAAGTCGTCCTAGACACCGCAGAGCCGTCACAAAACAGCCACGACGTAGGAGCGCTAGTCCCCGCATACATCGTGACCGACCCGACAGGCGCAGTCGTTATCCCCGACATCTGTTTGATGACGTTGCCGATGGCCCGCCTAACAGGCGGGTCCAACTCGGAAGATTCCAACACAACAGAAGCCATCGGATTAGTATTTGATGATGTAGTTCAACACCAACGCGGGCGACATGTTGTTGTGAGCCGAACTGGCATTAGCCGCCGCCGTCGCCTGGTTTGTGGCGGTAGCTGCAATGTTCGTCGCGGTCGCCGCCTGGTTGGTAGCAACCGTCGTGTTGATCGACGGGGTAGCAGAACTAACCGTCAGGGACGTATCTCCCGAAGCGGTCAAGGTATTTCTAGTACCACCCGCATATCCGTATGCCCCATAAGTTTGCGTGATGGAGTGATTATGTGACGCCTGGGTGTGATTATGTGCATCCTGCGTATGGTTGTGGCTGGACTGTCCATGGTTGTGGGAGTCTTGTGTGTGGTTGTGGACGCTGGTGCCCGATTCGGCGCCTGTGAGCAGGTGGGTTTCCTCGCCCACGTTTGCGCCCAGGGTGCGGGCCGTCAGCCCGCTACCCGTACCCGCGCCAAGCGGGGAACGCCCCCTCAGGTCGGGAAGGTTGAATGTTGTCGAACCATCACCAACACCATAAGTGGTGCCCACAACCGCATACAGGGACGAATAGGTGGCGCGAGAAACCTCTTGACCCTGGCAGAGCATCCAGCCCGTAGGAGCGGCTGCGCCGCCGTACATGATGATGCTGCCCACGACGCTAGAGGCGGCATCTACATAGGCTTTGCGTGCGAACTGGTTTGCTGTCGTCGGATCGGATGCTGGACCCGATGGGATGGAGGTAAAGGCAACAGACCCATCGACTTGCATCGCGTTAGCGGCGATCCAGTTGACGAGAGTGGTGAAGTTGGCGTTAACCTCAGATGCCGAAGCCGTGGTAGCGTTGACAAACGTGTAGGTCATGGATGGGTTTGCGGCCATTAGCGGTATCCCTTTTCGCGATATGGCAAGGCGAACGAATCAACCCACCATTTACTAACATGATTTGTGACATAAAACTTGTATCGAATCGCATGCGCCCGACCCGAACTGGTCAGACGATCAAAAGTGTAAACAGCATCGGCTCCACCCCAGTTGCCGCCCCACACGTCACCCCACACCATGCCACCCACACTTGCGGCAAGCGGGGTCGTCAAAGTTCGCTGGACGGTGTTTTCGTCATAGTTGTAGTAAACTCCGATGTTCAGGTCGGCGGCATCTTTGCAGGCCGCGGTGACATACATTCTCAGAAATCGTTTCTTCAATGCTGGATCATCGGCGGCAAACCAGGCGGTGCAATAGTAGGCGGCAATCGACGTAGACGAGGACCCGTCGTAGTCTTGTTCTTGGCCTGTTATGTTCAGGTCGTACACGCCGTTAGCGGAAGCGATGGTTGCCATGACGCCGTTGACGCCAGAGTTGCGTCGCCACCACACCATGCTCGTATACTTGAAACTGTACTTCGTCCAACAACCCTGGGCGCCGACATTCGGGTTGAACACATAAGTTGCCCGCTGTCCTGTCGCCAGGACTAGGCTCATGTAGAGTTTGCCTTCTGCCCAACAGAGGCGGTGTTCGGCGCCAGCGGTCAAAATACCATCGTCCACCAACGACCGCAAACGGGCACCGATTGACATAACACCGCGACCGTCATAGGTATACAGGTCGCCGTCTGGCGACCACCAATATATCCGATCAGGCGCAACGGCAACAGATTCTTGTGTCCAAACACCCGCAGCCGCAGACAAACGTTCGACCACAAAATCGGTGCGCGAAGTTCCATACACACCCCAAACAGATTTCTTTTTGAACACCACCAACATGTTGTTAAATGGGACCAACGCTGTGATTTGGTCGGTTTGGTCGTCGGGGTCGATGTCAAAATAGTCGGCGTCAGCGAAATCCTCGGGCTGCAAATAGTGCGAGAACCGAATCCGCGACCGATACCGCGTAGCCGCCTCGGTTGTATCCCCCCACCACATAAAGCCCGCGTGATCTGCTATCAGTCGGGCCAGCGGGGCGTTGCCGCCCGCTGGTGCCGAATAGTTGTTGTTCGCCGTGTTCGTCAAAGTACCCCACGCCGCACCCGTGTAATACTTCATCTGCAACGAACCAGCATTGAACGCATTAGCGAAATACACCCTGGAAGTCCAAGCCGCCGACTTCACCAGCGACGACGAATCAGTCAACGCTGTGGCAACATGAGTTGCCGCAGACCCATCCCAGGTCCACAAGCGGCCCGTAGCCGAAATGCCATACAACAGATCGGTGCCAAACGAATAGGACCCCAACAGATAGCCGCCGTTCATGTTGCTATCGGTCGTCACGTTACGGATGCCGTTCCGCTGAATGAACCCACCCCGCTTATCGAAATCCACGTCCAAGCAGTCGGGTGTTTCGTTCAACGCCAAATCTTGTCGCTGGCTGACAGGTTCAGTCCGCCAGTGAAATCTTTGAACGTCACAATCCGTGTTGGTCTAGCCATCAGTTACTCTAAGCCGCCACGGACGCTCCGCAACCAAGACGGGCTAGCCTGACCAGCACCACCCATGATGTTCGGGTTCGCAACCATCGTTTTCGATGTTTCCGATTTCACCCAACGCTCCACCTGCTGCTGATACTCGCCCATATAAACCCCAGCCAAAGTAGTGTCCTCTTGCGACAGGAAATACTGGGAAAGCATGAACCAACAGATCGCCTCATCAAACACTCGCGGCAAGTTTGGTTCGCTACCGCCACCATTCGGCCACGCTGACGCCGCCCGATAACCACGCACCACATACGTCTTGACCGCCGATGGCGTCGGGAACAGAACGATAGTGTCGTTCTCCACCAAGTAGTGTTGTGCGTTGGCTGACGTGTTGAACGTCGGACCAGCGTACATGAAATCGGCATCAGACCTTGTGATCGCGATGAGTCGCCGCGACGGGCGGCTCACGTTATCGACAACCGCCGTCACCACATCCATGTCCGTCACCGACAAGCCCGACAACGGATAGTTGTACTGGTTCGCTACGGTTGTCAGTGTGTAGTTGACCTGCAGGTGGGGCCATCCCACCCTGCGGGCCAGAATGTCGTTGTACGCCATGCGGGCGTAGACGGTGAGGGACGACGAGGGAGCGTCGCTTGTGTCTGCGTCTGCGTGTAGGCGAACGAACGCCATCATATCATCTAGGGTCACTAGGGCTTACCCTTTGGCGGGAGCTTTCTTCACTGACTTCACAGGCTTGGTGCTGATGCCCTGCGTGTGCTTTTCTTCGCTTGGCTGGATCGCGGATGTCGAATGGTTGTGTGTCTCAACCTTGGGTTTTGGCGGCATGTATCGGTCCGCATCCTCTGGCACCGAAGGGCGGGCCTTGTTGTCCAACCCATACTTCTGTACGTCAACGCCCCTTAGAGTTTCACGCAGGTAGGCGGCTTCAGCTTCTCGTTGAGCGAATTCATCCAGGTTTGGCGCCTGTTGCGAACCCCAATCCTGGGCAGGCACACCGCCCGTAGCGATGGACTGGTTCTGTGGTGCTGGCGTAAACGTGTTGTCAGACATCAGAATCCCACCTTTGGTTCGTTCGGGAACAGCCACACCAGCGCTGCGAGGACCACGCCGTTCAGCAGCGCGCTGATTTCGGTGTTGTCAACCGTGACACCGTGTTTCTGTAGAAACACTACGACGGCTGTTGCGACGAAGGCCACGACAGCTTTGCGTGATTCCTTCAGGAAAGTTACGAGTTTGAACATTTTGCTCCTAAAAGAGTAGATGGGCGGAGGGCCGAAGCCCTCCACCCATATACCCTATTTCGTCCACCACTAAGCCGTTAGGCTCAGGTGAAGGTGCTGACACCCAGCTTGCGGCGCTCATCCGTGATGAACGCACCGTAGTTGGTAATCAGACCGTACTTTGCGTCACGGTCGTATGGTTCCACGAACCCGCGGAAATCCATCCACTTGCCGCTCAGAACGGCGAGCTTGATGTGACGGCTGTTCAGGTTGTACCACAGGCCCGCGGGCATGAGGTCCGACCAAACAACCTTCGAACCGCGGTGCAACAGGTTGGTGAAACCTGCTTCGGCGGTCTTGGCGTCCGAGAAACGCTGCAACG